TGGACTCCGAACGTAGCTAAAACCCCAGTAAAGACCGAGGCTATGAATGTCGGATCGAGATCTTGTTCAGGAAACTGAAGTGCCTTAGGCAGATCTACATACGCTAAAGTTAGAATACCACCAGACCATACCAAAATTCCTAACCTTACGAATGTAGAAAGAATCGCTAGTTGCTCTTCCTTATCTTCAGATGCCTCTTTGAGTTTACCTAGAATACCTTTCTTCTTAGGTTCTTCTTTCTTTTTTACTTCTTCTGGCATCGATATACATTTCTGGCAGCTCTATTTAGTTCAATCAATCTTCTAGATATACGTTGCCAGATACACTAATNCTATAATCATCAGATGTNTAAAATGGATGCACTGCATGATTCAGTCGTGCAGGGAAGAATGCCATCTTCCATTCAAAACTTTTATCAATNTTAAGATATTCTGTATCCAGTCCACCCAATGCATTGTTGTATTGAAAGGTGAATGCTGCTGTCTCATCACCCTTCAGGTTATATCTCTGTCTCTCTTCTGTCAGATCATAGGGGATCTGCACCCAGATCACAAAGGAAAATACTCCTGAGTGAATATGAATAGGATTGAAGTCATACTTCTTCTGATAGTTGACCCATAGTTTCTTCAGTACAAACCTAGCGTTCTCATCTCGCATAGACTCTGCTATGCCCATACTAGGTTGCATACCGAAGTGTTCTAGATACACCCCCGCCAGGTGGGACGTGAACATCGATATCTCATCAGTTAGGGGTAAGTGCCACTCCTCATCTATATGCCCTCTCAGGGTGCTTCTAGCGTCCTCTGAGGGTGTCTTACCTACGGCAGCAATACTTTTCTGTATNTCTGCCTTCACAGCGTCAGGGACCTCAATCAGCAGATACCCTGGTGATTGAAGCCACTTAACATGATAATTAAAGTCACTCATTCGGTTGGCGCTTCTTCCCGATATTATACTTCGATTCTAGCGTCCACTCAGATTTTTCTTTATATGCAATGACTTTGATCTGACTCAAGGGTGCTGCATCTACAACACTATCCTCATTTACAATCTCTACCAATCCCCAGTCAGATAGGAGTTTGATAATACGGTTACGTCTCTGCACATCATTCTCNGACAGATTTGCTTTCTTGCCGTCAAGCGCAAACAGTTCCTTGAAGTGAACAATATAATATTGTCCCTTCTTATGCAGGATGTGACATGACTGATACAACTTCTTTTCTTTTCTAGAAGCAACACCAATACGGGTAAGAGTTTCGCGTACCTTCAGGAAATCATCTGGTTCCTTCAGATTCACCTCAACCATATCATTCTTCGTCCATTGGACTTCTTTCACTTCGCTCATCTCTTCTTACCCCCTTTATTCAATTTGGTTTTAATAACATCGAGTTGAGTAGGAGATAAAATCCGCAATGCTTGCAATGCTTTTTCGGTAGAGTAACCGTAGTATTGCTTGACATACTCTAGATCTTTCACCTTTTCTTTTTTGCCCCAAGGAGAAAATCTCTTGCGGGGTCTCACGATATTTATAAAGAAATCATATTGCAGTTTCTTGTCCAGTCCAGGATACTGATTCATCTCATTAGCAAACATCACAGTATCCATGTGATGAGACATACACTTATTGATAATAAAGGNAGGATAGTTCTTCTCCCATCCAGGATCTTCATCCTCCAGNAAGTTCTTCTTACTGAAGTTAATAGTATTGAGGTAATCCTTCAGAGGATACCTTTCATCATACGACATAGTTCAACAGCAGNAGTTCTTTACGGGATTGTTGTTCTTGCATATACTCTCCGACCGATCGCATTGTGTAGGTGTGGTCGTATTCATAAGGCGTCCAGTCAATAAAACGAGACTTAATAAGATTTGAAGAGTTATAAGATACCATTTGATCACAGACGTACCTATCGCAAGTGAAGAAGAACTCATCATGATCAAACCCTTTATGCATATTGCCACGTTTACCGTAAAGGTTTGACTTGATTTCGTAAGGGGGATCTAGATATACAAAGACACCCTTATCGTCTGTCATCAGTTCTTCGTACGACAGATTAGTGATTTTCCAGTTTCCAATGATCTGCTGGTAGTAGGGAAGTTTCTCGATTCCTCGCACACTAAAGTTTGAGTCGGACGCCTGCTTGCTGAACGAGGAGGACTCAGTGAGACCAGAGAAAGAGCACTTGTTAACAATATAGAAACTGACAGCACGATCCTTAGTAGTAGTCTGTCTGAGGGGTTTGGAAAGATATTCTTTAGCCTCAAGGAAAAGGTACTTTGCGGAAGCGGGGTCAGGGTGCCTTTGTTTAAGTTGGAGCAGGATGTTCTTAATTTCATTGCCGTTCTCCTGTAGTTCACGCCAGAAATTGTAAAGGGGTTCGTACAGATCGTTTACCCAAATATCTAGTTTGGGATACATCTGTGTAATATAAAGTGCTACGGATCCACCACCAATNAAGGGTTCACGAAACTCTTTGTAACCATCAAAAAGTGGGAAGAACTCTGCCATCTTCTTAACAGCACGAGACTTCCCACCAGGATAACGAAGGGGGGTTTTCAGAGAGGTCATACAATCAATTTTTTCTCGGGAAGGACGATGTTGCTACCAAAGATTTTAGCATACTGTTCAATGACTGATGGTGCCACTGCAACAGAATAGATGACATGTTTCATATCAAGACCAATCTCAGGTTGGTCATTATCAATCACAGTTGCCCAAGGAGCGAATCCTACTTGACCCTGTTGAGGAATAACAACTAGAGCATTTTGAATAGTGATAACACCGTTCTGCCAGTCAAGAACTTCAGCAACGATCTCTTCACCAGTAACGAGTCGAATAAGTTTTACGTCCATCATTTGAAATTACACTCCAGCATTAGTTGAGTAAGACAAGCGAGTAGATTGATTTCCTGGTCTACAACAAATGCAGACTTGTATTGATACTCAGCAATAATCAGAACGGCAGCAGCGACACTAGGACCATCCATTACACCAGTCAGATTATCGTACAGTTTACGCATGATTGATGTAGGATCAGAATCAAGGTTCTGTGTCACCCACTTCTTCACATCGTTGAACCTCTTGTTCTTCAATGCTTCTACAAGGGTGTCTACATTAGCATCACCTAACGTCGCCAGAATGCCAGTGTCAATAGACCCTGTGCTCGCGTATCGTTGGAGTTCATTGAGGGTTCGTCGGAAGTCAGGGAAGTATTTCTGAACGACTTCTGCCACAACTCTAGGTTGGAAGGAGACCTCTTCGCGTTGGAGGATATCTCGGCAACGATTGAAGAAAGCGCCTGCCAACTCTTGTTTAGTTTGTCCACGAACATTGAACTCAACAACGGTTGTTCTACTATGTAGAGGTTCGATTATCTTGTTCTTGAAGTTACAGGTAAAGATAAAACGACAGTTTTTCTGAAACTCTTCGATCGATGCCCTAAGGAGTAGTTGTACGTCGGGCGTCGTATTGTCTGCCTCATCAATGATAAGAACCTTGTGCTTAGCATTAGCAGTGAGAGACACAGTAGAAGCAAAGGATTTTGCTTGATTGCGTACAGTGTCCAAGAATCGACCTTCATCGGACCCATTGATAACATAGTAATCTGCTCCTAGTTCATGACATAGTGCTTTCGCAATAGTCGTCTTACCTACACCAGCAGTTCCAGACAGGAGAAGATTAGGAATCTCGCCCTGGTCAATGAAACTCTGGAAGGTTTGTTTCACACTGGCAGGAAGTATACAGTCCTCAACTTTCTGAGGACGATACTTCTCTACCCATAAAAAATCATTCATCAGTTGTTAGGTTCGAGTGCAATGAAGTATTTGATACCGTCGCCACGGAACTCGGCAACGTTTTGCTTACTGATCATAACGTGATAACTGCCTGGCAGCAACTTCAGGTTCTCAACCTTGAAGCAGAAGCAGAACTCTTCATCACCGATCACAGCGTCAGGAAGTTCAACAGAGTAACTGTTAGAAGTATCATTCTTCTTGTCTGTCACCATGATTTGTGCAGCACCTTCGTGACCATACAGACACAGATCGGGAAGTTGATACACAGCAGCAGCACGTTGAAGTTGCTGCAGAACATCAGCACTCAGAGCAAAATCAACATCAATAGAAGGAAGAGTGATTGTTTTCTCAGGAGGTTGAACAATGACATCAGGATCTGCATAGAAGAAACGAGTCTTAGAACGACCACGCTCATCACTTACAGTGACGTAATTGGACTGGGAAGTATCGATCTTTGGCGAATCAAAGAGAGACAGACCGCCAAGGAATACACCCAGATCGTAAATAGAAATCTGCGAATCAAACTGCTCTTCGACTTTAGCGATAGCAAGAATGTTTTTGTTGATACTAAGAGTAGCAATTGTATTGCCAGGTTTGATGACAATAGATTTATTGATTGAACAAAAGTTCTTGAGGACTTCAATTGTTGGGCGGGTAATTACGGTCATTGAGGATACGTTTCAGTAGGGGGTGCAGATTTGTCGCTGAAGTAAAGAAGGAGAAGACCGTAGTGAAGGATCTTGATGATGTCACGACGGGCAGTTCCTTTCCTATCATATCGAGAAGCATACTTTAGGATGTTGCTCCTACAGAATGCCTCAGCATCTCCACAGGCATCAATCAGATCTAGCGTCTGGACACTATCATCGCCAGTTGCATAGTGTTGATTGTATGTGCCAATGATATAGTCTTTGAGCTCCCGAAGGAGCTCCTCTTCATTGTATTTCATAATCAGATGGTTTCTTCAACTTCATTATATTCCGAATCTTCTCCTGCGTCAACCTTCGTATAGAGATCGAGGAAAGATTGCTTAGTATCTTCATCAAATCGGTTGGTGCAAGTGGTAATTGCTGTCATGCGATCACCAAAGATTTCAAAGGCACGAACGATATGAACAAGACGACGGGTAGTAACAACTTCATCAACACCACCGTCAAAGAAAGTCTTACGGATCACACCTGCCCACTTGATCAGATTGTCTGCAAAGATCTCATCACAACCAGAGTTCATAAGAATCTTATGCTCAATGGCAGCAGAAGGATAATCCTGCTCAAATGTGATTGGGAACCTTTCAAGGAACGCTTCGTTCAGGATATTGGTTCCCACAAAGCGACCGTCATCAGAACCCTTACCCTTGGTATTNGCAGTAGCGATAACATTGAATCCTTCTTTGGGTTGGATATACTTACCAATCTTCTTCAGGAAGACACCCTTACCCTCAAGGACAGACTGCAGACACAGGATCTTGTTACTNGCAAGGTCNATCTCGTCTAGAAGAAGTACAGCTCCCCTCTCCAGAGCNTCGATGACAGGACCATTGTGCCAAACAGTATCNCCATNNACGAGACGGAANCCNCCAATAAGATCATCCTCNTCCGTTTCGATNGTGATGTTNACACGNATCAACTCNCGNTTCGNTGCAGCACAAGCCTGCTCAACGGACANGGTTTTNCCNTTNCCNGAAAGTCCTGTGATAAAGACAGGGTAGAATTGACGAGAGGAGATAACTTTGCGAACATTGCTGAAGTTACCAAAAGGGACATAGGAACCATCTTTATTAGGAACGTAGGATACTTCGATTGCAGGGGCAGCGGAAGGTGCCTCATATGCTCGCGCAATTTCTTGAGCAGAGAGATTCCACTTACCCGTACCTGATTTATAATCCTTCAGACGCTTACAGGCAGTAGCATAGGATACATTCAGAGAAACTGCTGCTTCCCGAATGTTGTTACATCCGACTTCAGTGCCAACTTTGTCAGTAAGATACTCTACGAGTTGTTCGGTGGTGACTGGGTTTGGAGCGAAAGGCATTGGATTCTCGGATTGTTTTGTTTGTATGTGTTTATTATAGCAGATGGACTGGGGTTTGTGCCAGTCCTGGGACAGTTATTTAATCGAACACTGCTGTCACACCCATCACGGTTGCTTCAGGGTTGCGAGCGAGAGCGATCTTTCTGGCATGATCGTAGTCTCTTGCAACTACGATCTCATCAAACACGGTGCCAGCGATGAACAGTTGTACTTTACACTTCATGATTTGAGTTGTGAAATAAGTTAAGTTTGGTTGTTGATCGTTATGTGTATTATAATCTCCGCTCATGCGATTTGCTCAATGAATGCATTGAGGATAGTTTTGTTTGTCATTTTAGAACCCATATGCTTTTTGAATGCACGTTGCAATTCTGCTCTAGTTGCAGTTGATCCTTTTTG